ATCTTTGTCTCGGGATTCTAAAAGTTTGCCCTGGTAAGTTTCCTCACCTCGGGCCATCTTCTGCGCATGCATATATTGTGCATCCGCCATAGCCATCTTCGTCTCTTGGCGCTTTTTGTAAATGTGGCTCCCAGCGCTTAAAGCAAGCTTGATTGCACTAAACCACATATTACCACCAGCTTACTTCAGACTTTTTAGAAGCGAGCATTGCTCTTTGGCCTTTGACTTTGTTTTTAGTTGGTTGCCCTAAAGGTGCTTTAAATTTAATACCACCTGTTTGATAACCATCTTTGCCCACTCCTAGTTCTTTACCACTAGTGTGCAATTTTTTTTCAGTAGGTTGTTTTGTCATATTTTCTCCTCGTTTAATTGTATACTATCTTCTTGGACCTTTCAAGATACGAACATCTCTTTGTTTCATCCTATCTTGTCTCATTTTAGCATCATTAGACATTTCTTGTTTGACCAAAGATGTCTCAGCTCTAAGTTCAGCCAGATCTTCATTTTGTTCTAATTTTTCATCAAACTGCTCTTGACCCATCATTTGCTTAGATTTATCCAAGTTAATTTTTTCTTGATCTTGTTCTCTTTTCTTCTCGTTATCCATAGCTCTTAAATCTAGTTCTCTTGCTTTTAATTTAGCAATTGGATCGTTTCCAAACTGTCCCATAATTTTATTTTCTTCTTCCATAAATTCTTGCATCATTTCTGCAATTAATTTAGCTTTTCTAGACTCTAACGCCATTGACATCTGCATTAATTGTTGTTGAACTTGCGGATTTTGCTGCATCATTGGATTCGCTTGCAATTGTTGCTGCAATTGTGTCAATTGAGCAATTTCTTCTCTCATTTCGACCTCTAACTGCTCTTGTGCCATCATAGAAATATGTTCAAAAATGTTTTTTTCGAGTGCACCAAGTACAACTGGATTATTTCGCGCTAAATTTGTCGACATAAAGTTTAAATGGGTCGTAATATGCGCTGTATGGTCCTGACCTTTAAAAGCTTGAAAAGGTTTATTAGACATTGCTAAAATATTTTCAACCGCAGGGTCCATTGGAGTAGGTTGTTGTGGTGGAGGAAGTATTTTATCAATATCTTTCACCCCAATTGCTGCGTACATGTCATGAAAGGCTTCGTACATATTATGCATCTGCGGATTTGCTTGAGCTAATTGTAATTCTGTTTGTGCCATTGTAATTCTTTGTGTTTGAGAAAAAATATTTGGATCTGCAATTGGAATAATGTCTACTCTCTCATCAAAATCAGAAACTTTAATATTTCTCTGTCCCCCTACAACATCATAGGGATAGTCTGGTGGTAAATAAGTTTTAAATACGCCAGCTAATAACTGAAATTCCTGCTTCATCGCCACATACAATCTTTTATGTATGGCTGACATGACCCTGGAGCCACGCTCTAAGAGGGCAATAGTCGTACCAACAGCGGCCTGCTGGTTGCCGTCCCCGACCTGCATGTCAGCTATGGCGGCAAATCGTTGCCCTGCCTGTACAACAATACCCATTAATGAGAGCAGTGTCTGAGAGGGCTCCTTGAAAGGAAGAGGCATAAATGCATCTCTGATATTTCCACCAGGGGCATCTACATCTCTGAATTCACCAGGTTGTATTGCTTGAGCTTCGTCTCTAACACGAATACCTCTTTGCTTAAACCCTGCAGGTAAATTGCTTAATGTACCTGCGTCCAATAGTTGACGTAACGCGGTTGTTGCAGTTCTAGATAAACCACCAATCATGTGGATTAAACCTAGTCCATAAAAACCTAGACCCGGTAAAAATTTAAAATGAACAAAATATTCAATTTTTAATTTTTGCGGATCAGCAATTTGATAATTTCTTCTAATTGATAAAACTTCTCTGGAAGCTGTTTCTACAGTTACAATGTATGGAAGTTTAATTCCAGTTGGTTCTTGAGATTCAGGATCCATATCTTCAAACCCTTCTAGATCTAAATTTACATGACATTCAATTAATGTAAAAACATCTTCGTCTTTAGTTTTTTTAAGTCCTTCTAATTCTCTTTCTTTTTTCTTAACTTCTGATTCTTCATCATAACCAGGTTTTAATTCTACATCTCTATAAAATCCGGCTACTTGTTTTTTTCTTAAATCATTTTCTGATAATTTAATTGTATGCATAACTGCTTCTGCATCTTGAAGTGAAGTTGCAGTGTATGGAACAACTAAATCATCTGCCGGAACAAATTTTGATACGGCTCTGCCCAAAAGTTCATCGTAATAAACTTTTTTAAACGCAGAGCCGGCGAGAGGGAGATAAAAAAGCAGTTGATCGAACTCGGGTTCAAACTCCTTCATCACATCCATGAGCTGATAGTTCATGAAATTTTTTACTCGAACAGATTGATCTTCTTTCTGTCGGTCCGGTCTACCCATTACTTGAGTATGGACTGGACCTGTTGCTGGCAGCAATTCTTTATAAGCTTGTGCTTGAAACTGTGTTACTGATTCTGCAAGGACTGGGTGTGTTGCACCGCTAGCTCCTTGAAAAGGTTGTGTTGGATTTTCGTATTTAAATCCTAAAAGATCTAAGCCCTTAGTATAAGTATCTTCCCAATCTTTTCTGGAAGATTTATACTGCATATAATTTTCATTTAATTCTGATCCTAATTTTCCTAGGACATCGTCTGGTAGTAAATCTGCTAAATTGTCAAAATGGCCTTCTCCGCCCGGTTGATTAACCGCGTTGGGATTAAAATTTATATCAACGCTTCCATCTTCTTGTTGTTCTACTCTAACATCATCTTCACCAACTTGAGTTATTCCCGTTTCTTTGTGGGCGATGATTTCTTCTTCAGGTGGAATTGTTATTGTTTGCTCTACGTTAGGTAGAACTTTGTCTATATCTGCCATTTATTTTCCTCGAGTTCTCCAATGTTTTAGCTTGTTTTACAGGAACATTCAACCCTTGTGAATTTGGCCCTTTTACAGGTGGAATTTCTTTCCATTTTACATGGGGCATATTTTTAGTTAATGTTTTATTAATCTTTTGCAAACCACCCCCTCTTATTTTTCCAGTCTTGATATTTATCGTAACCTGTTAATCCTAATGACGCCAGAAGTCCATATCCACCTGTTCTACCCAACAGTTTTAAGGCAGGCTTACTCATACCCAGTCTTAAAGCTTTAGCGAGTAATGGCTTGCTCTTCATCCCAGCAGTTGCTAGTCTTGTCATTCCTGGTGCGAATGCTGGTCCCATCCACATCGTTGGATCTTTAGCTATTTCTCCCCAGCCTTCTCCTTGACTTCTTTTTTGTGCAATTCGTAATGGCTCTGTTGCAAGCAGTCCTGCGGGAGTATACATCCCGGAAATATATTTCATTAATGGACCCATGGCAGCACGAGGCATACCCATGCCCGCTCTTTTTAAAGTAGGTAGCCGTCTTGCTTTCCACAAGGCGCGGGTACCAGGGATCGTGGCTGCTGTTGCACCGACTGCTCCTGCTCCTATACCCCAATCAAGAATTTCATTTCTAGGTTTTGGTCGTTCTTGTGCCTCGAGTGTCGCTAAAAGCATTCCTGCTTGTTGATCGGGATCAGTTAAATAAGTTGTTGGATCATCGTTCATGAATTGTTTAACGAGTGGTTGAGCTATAGCTCCTGCCGCAACAACGGCTCCATACTTCCCAACTTTAGGTCCCCATTTTCCGAGTGCTCCTAAAAATCCTCTGGCTACATTTTTTATTTTACCTAGAGTACCGCTAACTTCTTCAGGCAGCTGTGCGACTTTCTCCATAGCGCCTGGTTGTTTTAATTTTGTTTCAACACATTGAACAAGACCTTGACCCCCTGCTTGCAGCCGAACTCTTCCGCCTTCATCAAATGTTTTAAATGTTCCGGGACATCCAAAGAATGCTCCTAATTGTTTAAGAGCTGTGGAGTCCTTCAAGGTTCGACTCATAATATCATCTACTGTGCCAAAGCCTTTTAAGTTATATTGACCGCTATACTTATCCCACAGCTTTTCAAGTCCGATGCCCTTTAAATTATTTCTCCAGGCACCAATGACGGATGTTCTATAACTAGGAGATGTAGCTACCTCAGCTCCATAAAATTTACCGTCTGCATAAAATCTTTGATTCATTTTTTTAAACTCACCAGATAAATGTTCTAGTAGCTCAGGGTTATTTTTATTAGCTTGCGCCACACGCGTAGCATTTTCTTTTAAAGAGTTATTATACCATTGACTAGCCATACTTATATTGTGAGACCAATCTGCATCGATACTTCTTAAATTTTTAAATAGAACCTTTAATCTAGCTGGATCCATATATTTGGCAGCATAATCCCGCATGGGTCTATTATGTTCGGTGACTAGTCGCGCACGGTTTAGTATTTCGCTAGTAGAAAGGTTCTTAAGCCCGTCGAGGCCTTGATATTTTATCTTGTTTGAAGCTGGATCTATATAGCCCGTTACTTGTCTTAATAAACCAGGATTATTTGCAACCAATGTTTTTAATGCTTTAGGTTTCAACAATTTCAAGTCAGAGTTAATATTATCTTTAACAAAATTAAATAAAGATCTTAAACCTTGTTGGGTATCTTGATAAATAGGATGATTACGGGAAACCTTAGCGAGTATATTATTATAGACTGCCGAAGGTTCCGACCTTAAATTAGGATACGCTGCTAAAATACTTGCAAATGTTTTACCTTCCTTAATAGCTTTATCAGTGAGTTTCCATCTACCCTTAATTATTCCTGAGCCTTTGGATTTGACGTCTTTTTCCCAAGGAGACTCTTTAAGTCTTTCTATCCCCTCTTTTTTTAAATAATCTTGAAAATCTTTGGCCCTAGTAGCTTTAGAAAATGCTTCGTCCAATACTACCACTCCATTTTTATAATTGTAAAGTTTATCAGTTACCGGCCTTACCAGACTCCTAATATCTTTAAAATTACTTAATGCCTCTAGTTCTGAAAGTGTTTTTGTATTTTTGAAAAGTTGAAACTGCTTTCTATTATATTTGATGATGAACTGCCTCTCTGAGCCAGTCATCTTGTTAAATTTTGCTTCCGAAGAAATTTTTAATTTATTTATTTTTTTAAGTGATGGCTTATTAGTTTTAGTATCTAAATACTCCTTCATCGCCTCTTCAAAATCAGGAAATTCTTTTGTTAAGGATGCCCAACTATTTATTTGCATAGCAGAAGTAGCACGCGCGACTCTTTCTGCTGTTGTCAGGGGAGTTCTCCATATACCGTCAAATTTGCCTAATTGTCTTCTAATATTAGCAGTAGCATTTTCATTATTCTTAAGAAGTGGATCGAACCAGCCCGTAAATCCATAATGTCTGGCTCCTTTATTTAGTTCCGTGATGGTATAAGGATTTTTCCAATGTAGTTTTTCCTGGTCTCTAGCGCTTATAGCCATTACACCTCCAG